ACATGAAGTACGGCATCAGTCTTTCCAGGCGAAACGGCAAGGGCGAGGTGCTGGCAGCAAGGGAATTTGACGGAATCGTCAATCTTGGTGAAAAGATATGCCATACCGCTCACCGAACAACCACATCGCATGATGCTTTCAACCGCTTATTTGCACTGCTGAAAAAGGCAGGATATGCAGAGCATTCCCGAAAGAAAAAGGAAATGCCGGAAAAGTCCTTTTTTGCTTCCAAGCAATACGGACTGGAGCATATCGAGATAAGCGGTGGCGGAATAATCGACTTCAGGACGAGGACGGATAATGGCGGACTCGGTGAAGGGTTCGACCTGCTGATCATAGACGAGGCGCAGGAATACACCTCGAAGCAGGAATCAGCTCTGTCTTATACGGTTAGTGCTTCTCCAAATCCGCAGATCATCATGGTCGGGACCCCACCAACAGCGACAAGCAATGGTGATGTTTTCGGTAGGGTTCGGAAAGGTGTCCTGCAGGGGACGGCTCCCGAAGAGGTTGGATGGGCTGAATGGGCAATTGATAAGCGCACCGAAGATGTCAACAATGTTGACTTGTGGTATGAGTACAATCCTTCCCTCGGACAAATCCTCAAAGAGAGGAATATCCGGGCGGAGCTTTCAAACGGTATTGACGATTTCAATATCCAGCGGTTGGGATTGTGGCTTGAATATAGCCAGAAGTCGGCTATAGCAGAAGCGGAATGGACAATCCTGAAATGTGACGGAATGCCACAGCTCCAGCCGAAGCGATACCTTGGCATCAAATATGGGCATGACGGAAAGAACGTTGCCCTGTCGATAGCCGCAAAGACAACTGACGGAAAGATATTCGTGGAAGCCATCGATTGCCGACCAATAAGGAACGGCAACGGATGGCTTTTTGATTATTTCCACAATCCGAAGGTTGACAAGGTGGTGATTGACGGTGCGAACGGTCAAGGAATCCTTGTCAGTGCAATGAAGGAGCATGGATTCATGAAGCCAATTAGCCCTACGGTGGCGGAAATCATAACCGCAAACGCTATGTGGGAACAGGGCATTGCACTCGGTCAGATATGCCACAACGGACAGCCATCGCTGACAAAGGCGGTATCTAACTGCGACAAAAGGGCGATAGGCTCAAAGGGCGGATTCGGCTACAAGTCGTTGACGGAGACATACGACATCGCATTGATGGATTCGGCAATACTTGCTTTTTGGGCGGCATCAACGGCAAAGGACGTTGTACCGCAAACAATCCAGTATTAAGAGACACCCTTCGGGGTGTTTTTTAATAAACCTATGTTAACTCACAGTAAAAGAGGAGAAAAGAAATGAGTGAATTTAAAGTAATCGAAACACAGGAAGAGTTCGACAAGATGATTCAGAAAAGGCTTGAGCAGAAGGAACGTGAGGTTTCCGAACGCTTCAAGGACTATCTTTCCCCGGAAGAGGTAGCGAAGATCAAGAGCGAATTTGAAGGAAAAATCAAAAGCGCAAATGACTCGCTGAAGGCTGAAAGGGATAAATCAATCGAACATTCAAAAATTGTTTCGGAACTTGAACAGAGAGCGAAAAGCGCAGAGACGAAGTGGTTAAAGGGCAAAGTCGCAATGGAGAAAGGGCTTCCTTTTGAACTCGCTGACAGACTGATTGGCGAGACGGAAGAGGAACTTCTCAAGGATGCGGAGAGCGTGTCATCACTTTTAGCACCTAAGAATGCACCGCCCCTGCGCACAAACGAACCGCAGGGAAATACACCCAACAATGCGAACGCTTATGCGGCATTGCTGGCTAACCTTGCACAGCAGAATTGAAAAGGAGATAAAAATTATGGGTAGTGTATTATCTAAGGGAGCGTTGTTTCCCGAACAGTTAACCAATGAAATGTTTAATCTTGTAAGGGGTAAGTCATCCCTTGCAAGGCTATCTGGCGCAAAGCCTCTCCCCTTCAATGGCGAGCAGGTATTCACATTCAGCATGGACAGCGAAGTGAATATCGTTGCCGAGAATGGCGCAAAGGCTAACGGCGGTGCAACCATCGCAGCTGTAAAGATGGCGCCGATCAAGATCGAGTACGGTCTGAGAATATCTGACGAGTTCAGATTTGCTGCAGAAGAAGTACAGCTTCAGTATCTGCAGGCATTCTCTGAAGGCTTTGCACGCAAAGTGGCAAAGGGTCTCGACCTTATGGCTATGCACGGTGTTAACCCTCGCACAGGTGAGGCTTCTGATGTCATCGGTTCAAACCATTTTGACAGCAAGGTTACACAGACTGTGACCTTCGATTCCAGCACACCTGATGCCAATGTAGAAGCTGCAATCGCACTTGTACAGGGCAACGAGCATGACGTGACAGGAATGGCAATGGCTCCGGCTATGAGGAATGCCCTTGCAGCACTTAGGACAGGCACAAACCTCAACGCATCTCTCTTCCCTGAGCTTGCATGGGGTAGCAATCCCGGAACACTCAACGGACTGCCTGTTGATACTAACGTGACAGTATCAGCTAACAGCAACGCCGACAGAGCAATCGTGGGCAACTTCGCTGATTACTTTAGGTGGGGCTACAGCAAGCAGATTCCTCTCGAGATTATCGAATACGGCAATCCCGACAACAGCGATGCAGGAGACCTCAAGGGACATAACCAGATATACCTTCGTGGTGAGGCATATATCGGCTGGGGCATCATTGTTCCTGACGCATTCGCAAGAATCAAGACACAGGTTTCCGGCTGATGATCTATCGTAATAAGCTGACAGGGGCTGAATTTTCAACCAACTGTGAAATCAACGCAGAGAATTATGAGGCTGTTTCCGTAGAAGAGACAGCCTCTTCTGTTGTTGAGGGAAATCCGAAGGCTGAAAAGAAAGCACCTGCAAAGAAAAAGGTGACGAAAAAATGAGCGTAGCATTTGCGACAGTAGAAGATATCTCAACGCTGTGGAGACCTCTTACAGCTGATGAACAGACAAGGGCGGCTGCCTTATTGCCGTTAATATCTGATGCACTGCGGAATGAAGCCACGAAGGTGGGGAAAGACCTCGACCAGATGGCAGAGGAAGAAACCTTCGCCAACGTAGTCAAGCTTGTTACCGTTGATGTGGCAGTGCGAGTGCTTCGCCAGAACACTTCTGGTGAAGCCATGACGCAGGAAACACAGGCAGCAGGGGGCTATTCGTGGTCGGGAACTTATGCGGTGCCGGGCGGTGGTATAGCCAATGCGATTCTGTATACCGATCTCAAACGGTTAGGATTACAGAGACAGCAGTATGGGAGCATATTCTTATGGCAAGAATCACAGGCGAATCAGTAAAAGTCGAGAAAAAGATACAGACAGGCACGGACGATTTTGGCGCACCCATCTATTCTACGGAATGGGTGACGGTGAACAATGTCCTTGTATGCCAACCTGCATCCAGCGACATCACCGATGCGCTGACAATGTATGGCGCAAAGGTGGTCTACACGTTATGCCTGCCAAAGGGCGATGCCAACGACTGGCAAGACACAAGGGTAGAGCTGACGAACCGTGGCATATTTCACACGATAGGCGATGCCATAGAGTATACCGAAGCCAATGTGCCGCTCGACTGGAACAGGAAGGTGAATCTTGAGCAAACAAAAGGGTAAATTCGTGCTGAACAAGCCGGGCATAAAGGCAATACTTCAATCATCCGAAGCGATGGAAATTGCCAAGAGAGAAGCCGAGAAAAGAGGCGAAGTGACCGAAGAGGTTGTCGGGACACAGCGAGTATGGGTTAAGGGGAAAGAACAATGATTGAAAAGACCATTCGGAATTATCTTGTAGCAAAACTTGGTACAAACAATGTGTTTTTTGAAACCCCCAAGACCTTCGATGGCGAGTGCCTTGTCGTTCAGATTGTAGACCGTTCGTTTGAAAATCTCATCGACTATGTGACAGCCGTGATCTATTCATATGCCGACAGAAAAAAGGATGCCGCAGCCCTTGATGAAAAGGTCAGGAAGGCAATGCGAGACTTTAACGCAGAATTTGATATATCTTCGTGCAAATTAAGTGGAGGGAATGATGCCCCCGACACAACGCTCAAAAAATATCGTTATAGAAGCTATTACAACATCACATACATGGAGGAATAAAATATGTCTACAACTAACACAGCTACAAACGTTAGTACAGGCAAGCCGAATAAGAGTGGCGCAATCTTCTTTGCCCCTCTTGGAACGACTCTGCCCACAGATGCAGATGCTGCCAAGGATGCTGCTTTTGTGGCTCTTGGATATGTCAGCGAAGACGGAGTGACCAACGACAACAGTCCCGAGTCTGACCAGATAAAGGCATGGGGTGGCGATACAGTTATCAATATGCAGACAGAAAGACCTGACTCGTTCCAGTTTACTCTGCTGGAGGTGCTGAACGTGGATGTCCTGAAGGCTGTATACGGCAACAGCAATGTAGTCGTTGATTCCCAGACAGGCAACATCACTATTAAGGCTACGGCTGACGAGCTGAACGGCGGTTCTTGGATCATTGATATGATCCTGCGTGGCAACCGTAAGAAGAGAATCGTTATACCTAACGGCACAATATCAGAGCTTGGAACGATCACCTACAAGGACGATGAAGCTGTTGGATATCAGCTCACAATAACCGATGTTCCCGATGGCGATGGAGTATATCACTATGAGTACATCAAGGCGGCTACACCGTCAGCATAAGGGGGAAAAATGATAGCAGGGAAGACAAAATCAGGATTTGAGTATCAGATAAGCGAGAAGATTCTGAAGGACTATCGCTATGTGAGGGCTATCGCAAAGCTCCAGAAGGGCGACAATGCCGACAAATTCATCGCTTTTGACGAGATCAGCACTCTTTTGCTTGGTGGCAAGGTTGAAGACCTCATCAAGCACGTTGAGGGGCTGAATGGGGGCTATGCACCGCTTGAAGCGATGGCGGCTGAAATGAATGAGATCATCGAGGCTTGCTCCCCAAAAAACTCTTCCTCCTCGCCCGTGTAATTGACGAGTGCGAGGACGAGATGATTTGCGACCTTGCTGAAACATACCACCTATTCAATTATCAGGAGTATCCACCAGAGCTGGTGGGTACTCTTGTTTTTGGTTTACGACCAGAAAGCAGGGTCAAGATGAAGCTGTCAGGGCAGAAGATAACCACGACAGAGTGGCTACTTGCAAGGATAGCGGACGAGTTAAGAGACCAGTCGTGGGCAAGGTCAAAGGATGGAGAAAAAGGGCGGAATCGTCCGAAGCACATCCTCGACAAGCTCTTGGGACTTGAAAAGAAGGAACAGTATGCCACATTCAGCACGATGGAAGAGTTCGAGCGGATGTGGGCGGAGATATAGATATGGCAGAGACAATCGGTACATATTATTTTCAGATAGCACCATCAGCGGAAGGCGTGGGCGGAGACATTGAGGATATGCTGAACGGTTCAGACTCCATCGGTGGAGTGGCTGATTCCCTGTCCGGCACTTTCTCTGCTGCGCTTGGTGCAGCCGGTGCCGCAATGGCTGCGGTGACTGCTGCCGCTGGCATCATGGTCGGTGCAATAGTAGAGGCAGGAGACGCATTCCTTGATGCGGCAACCTCTGCTGCCGAGTATGGCGACAATGTCGATAAGATGAGCCAGAAGGCTGGCTTTTCTGCCGAGGCTTGGCAGGAGTGGGACGCAGTTCTCCAGCATAGCGGTTCGTCCGCCAGCTCTCTCATTCCGATAATGAAAACTTTGTCGGTTCAGGCAGAAAAAAACAACGAAGCTTTCCAGGTACTTGGCATCACCGAGGAAGAAGTGGCGACTCTCTCACAGGAAGACCTCTTTGCAAGGGTCATCGAGGGCTTGCAGAGCATGGAAGAGGGCACCGAGCGTACCTACATCGCCAACCAGCTTCTCGGTCGTGGAGCGACCGAATTAGGGGCATTGCTGAATACCTCTGCAGAGGATACTCAGGCAATGAAAGACCGCCTGCATGAGCTGAGCGGAGTCATGAGCGATGAGGATGTGAAAGCGGCTGCACAGTTCCAGGACAGCCTGCAGGATATGACCACAGGTTTTGATGCTCTCCAGCGTAACCTTGTATCAGGCTTCCTGCCGTCAATGAGCCAGGTCATGGACGGAGTCAGTGATATATTCGCAGGCGATACCGACAAAGGCTTGGAGAACATCAGCGCAGGAATTGAGAGCTTTCTCGGCAATATTGGCGATGTCGCCCCAAAGATCATGGAGACAGGCGCAAGCCTCATCAGCACTCTGGCGCAGAGTATCATGTCCAACCTTCCCCGGCTTATTACTGTTGGAGGAGAGCAGATGGTCGCTCTGATGGAAGGAATGTCGGGAAATGCTGGCGAAATCATGTCATCCGTCCAGTTAATTTTAAGCACGTTAATGACCACAATTCAGAGCGTGTATCCTAAGCTCCTGCCGATGGGATTCCAGCTCTTGGAAACCATCGTACAGGGCGTCAGTTCTGCTCTCCCTGAGCTTATCCCGATGGCAGCAGAGCTGTTCTCCACCATGTGGTCGGCTGTCTCCGAGTACCTCCCCCGGGTGTCGGAGCTGGGAATCCAGATTTTGGCATCGCTCGGAGAGGGGCTGATAAAAGCCCTCCCGACCATAATCAGCACGATTCCGACCATCATCGGCTCATACATTCAGTTCATGGTGGGCATGATTCCGTTATTTGTGGAGCTTGGAACAACGCTCCTGACGGCTCTGGTCAGCGATGACAATCTTGGCACTATCATCACGTCACTGGTCATGACCATCCCGACCATCGCCATGGCTCTGATCGGTGCTTTGGCTGAGGCTATCCCGGCATTCGTAGAGGCTGGCTTCAACCTGTTTGTCGCTCTTGTGACCAATCTCCCCGACATCATCAGCTCTCTTTTGGGCGCAATCGGGCAGATCACGGATTCAATGTTGACGGCTCTGGCTGACCTCATCGTCAAGTTTGAAGACATTGGCGGTCAGATCATGCAGGGACTGGCTGACGGTATCGTCAATGCAGGCGATGCAGTGGTCAGCACAGCCAAGGGAGTCCTTGACAAGATACCGCAGGGAGCAAAAGACCTTTTCCAGATCAACAGCCCCTCGAAGCTCTTTGAGGGCTATGGCGAATACATCGATATGGGTCTTGCGCTCGGAATCGAACAGAATGCCGATGTACCACAGAGCGCAATGGCATCGATGGCACAGGATGTGTCGGCATCGTTCGTTCCTGCAAACAATACCACAACAAACATCGAGAACAACAGCTCGAGCGGTGGCGACATCGTCATTCCTGTATACATCGGACAGGAGCGCATTGACGAGATAATCGTTAACGCTACCAACAGAGTCAACTACAAGAGCGGAGGGCGAACATGAGAAGCATGAAGCTATATTTCAACAATGAAGAAGTCGCCCTTCTCAAAGGCTCTTACAAGCTGAATTATTCCGATGTGGAATCCTTGAACAAGTCCGAAGCAGGAACAACCATTCGGGAAATGATAAGAGAGGGAGTGCTGAAGATATCAGTGCAGACCTACGCAGACGATACATGGGTGAAAAAATTCCGAGACTATAAGGCTCTCGACTCGTTGACAGTCAAGTATTATGACCCATCGGCATTGGATTTTGTCACATTTACAGGCTATATCACGAACTTTAATTGTGATTTGCAGATTGCTGATGTGGACGATTCCAACGGCTATACAAATAAGACCTTTTGGTCAGTTTCTTTTGACATAGCAGAATATTAAGGAGCGGCTATGTATCAAGTATCACAGGCATATCAATTAGCAGAGACGAAAGCCGTCAAGCAATTCAAGGCAAGGGGAGTGGTCTGCGGCAAAAATTATACCGCAGACGATATCCTCAAAGGCTCTCTCACTATATCGCAACAGGCTACATCGCCGACAGAAATCACCCTTGGCTCTGTATACATCGGTCAGCTCAACGCTACCTTTGTAGGCATGGACATCGCCCGGAATAGCTGGGTAGGTGGCACGATAACACTGCAGGTGGGCTTGAAGCTCGCTGGCGGTCTGTATGAGTTCGTCCCTGTGGGAACATATACCATCGCAGAGGCAAAGCACAGCCGGAGCGGTGTTGAGGTCGTTGCATACGACAACATGAGCAAGTTCGACAGGCTCTTGTCATTCGACACTACCTACGGCACACCATACGAGCTTCTGACGGCTATCTGCGCATCATGCGTGGTAGAGCTTGGAATGACCGAGGAAGAAGTGGAAGCCCTCCCGAACGGCACGAGAACGCTCGGGATATATGCAGAGAACGACTGCCAGACATTCCGGGACCTGCTCTCTTGGATAGCGTGTACCACCTGTTGCTTTGCGACAATCGACAGGCAGGGACGGCTCGTTCTTCGTCCGTTCTACGGCACGAGCGTGGGGACTTTCGATGATACGAAGCGTTTCACAGGATGCAAGTTCAGCGACTACATAACGAGCTATGCTGGCATCACGGTCAACGACTTGGACGAAGGCGGAACGAGGACATACACCAACGGCAAGGCAGGAGTGACGCTCGACTTGGGAGACAATCCCCTGATGCAGTATGGCGTGGATGTCACTCTTGACGCTATCGGCAACGCTATCGCATACGCCCTCACGGACGTGGAGTATGTGCCGTTTGAAGCGACCATGCTGATCGGTGTGGAATTTGACCTGGGCGATGTGCTGACCATGACGGACGGCACGGCAGGGACATCATCGTCCTGCATCGTCCACAGCATCAACTGGACTTTCGACCGTGGATGTTCCCTGAAAGGCTACGGCTCTAATCCCGATGCGGGACAGGCAAAGAGCCGATACGACAAGATGATATCCGGCATGAAGGGCAACAAGGCGGACGAGATCAAGTATTACGTCTTCCAGAACGCCGGACAGTACAACATAAGCGATGGCGAGAGAAAAGAGATCCTGTACATCAATTTTGCCACCGTAAAGGGCGGATACATCATTTTTCAGTGTGAAATCCATGCCGAGGTGGATGGCGAAATTACGTTCTATTATCGGCTGAATGGTGCAGACCTTGACTTTGTGCCGATCGAGACATTTACGACAAGCCATGACCCTCACATCATCAATCTGTTCCTGCCGTACAAGGCAGCGGCTAACACGGTCTATGACCTTTATTTGATAGCAGAGATGGCAGGCGGTGACTGCTTCATCGACATCGGCAACCTTCGGGCAATGGTTTACGGACAAGGACTTGCTGCAACAGACGAGTGGAACGGAGTCATTGCAATCGATGAAGACATCAGCAGAGTGGCTCTTGACAACCTGGCAATCGTTGCGATCAGCGATGCAATGACCTTTGGCGCTGATGAGCCTACAACAGAAGGCTTCAGCCAGAATATTGGAGTGATTCAGCTTAACGACATCAGCGTGATTCCTTTTGATGCTACCGTGGCATTCAACAGAGATTCTGCTGATAACTATACATGGGACGGCTTCGGTCAGGAATGCTCTGACTGGGATGATGCAAAGAACAGATTCGTCTGGGGATAAAGGAGGATACCATGAGAATCAAAGGACATACAGAGATACAACTGACAGATGTCAGGACTGGCAAGGTCAAGACCTTCCATGATGACAACATGATGACCAACGGACTCGCAGAGTTCATGAAGAATCACGGGATGCTGTGCGGAACACCGTTCACTACCGATGTCAAAAATGACCTGATCAACACGCTTCTGGGCGGTATCCTGCTATTCGATACCGCTCTCACCGAGAATGCCAACAACACAAGGCTGACGGACGGAGTGAAGATGACCGCCAACGCAGCGCAGGGGATAACGCATACAGGCGACCCTTCCGAACTTGGCTCTTATGATGCCAACGAGAGCGGATGGCAGAACGCAGCGCATACAGTCTATCGTCATGTGTTCACCTGGACTACATCACAGGGGAACGGAGCGATTGCGTGTGCGTGTCTTACGTCCAAGGCTCATGGATTCGTTGGAGAGGGCAACAGCACAAGCAAGAAGAACACCACGGACAACAACCTGAATCAGTATACCTACGCAAACGAAGTCAACATCAGCCTGTACAAGCCCATACTGATGATTAAGGACAATTATATATATTATATCAACCTTGATACATCGGACGATACGCTCACCATAACCAAGGTACATATTACAGATACGGAATGCGATATGCGTGATACGAGCATGGCATCCGATGGCGTGGAAGAAGAGGTGGTGGTCATCCAGAACCCGACCAGCACTCCCATCAACGGCATTCAGTACATCTCATGCCAGGTATTGGCTAATAGCGTTGTATTTTCGGTCAATGACTACAATAATCATCGGCATATTGTCTTTACTCTGCCGAGCAATATGTCAAGCCTTACAAGCTATGTGGAAGTAACTCAGGCGGCAACATCGCTCACTTTTACAGGAATGTCGTTCCTTAACAGTGATGCGACCAAGCTGATTGTCGGAGCCAATACCGACAAGCTCTATACGGTGGCGCTGAACAATCTCGCCAACGTGACCGAAATCAGCAACGATGGAGCCACAATCGGAAATAATGTACCTTTTGAGACAGGCAAAAGGCACTACCTGACATCGGCGGTATACGATGAGACTCTTAACAAGCTCTACCCGACCAATTCAGGAGCCAATGCCGAATACTTCAGATCGGTTGCCCCATACAAGAGCGACAGCACGGCATATTGCAGGACTGATGCCAACAGCCGGGCATTCAGCGGAAGACGGAACGACTACCTCGCCACCATCAACAACCTATCATCAGCGGTGACGAAGGACACAACGCAGACGATGAAGGTCATATACACGCTGACCTTCTCAGCGTAAGGAGGCGGAGATGGAGTATATCATCACGGCACTCATCACAGGCGGTCTGTCATTGGTTGGGGTCATCATCACCAACGTGTCAAGCTCGAAGAAGATAGAGGCACAGCTAATGACTGCACAGGCGGTGACGGATACCAAAATCGAGACATTAACGGAAGAAGTGAGGAAGCACAACACCTTCGCTGACAGGATCACGGCTCTGGAGGTCAAGGTGGCTGCGCTGGAAAGGAGAGAGAGCAATGAGCAATAAGGCATACGATATTTTGAAGTACATCGCACAAATAGCCCTTCCTGCTCTTGGGGTGCTGTGGTTTAGCATCTCACGCATATGGGGTATCGGTTATGGCGAGGAGATACTTGCCACAATAACCGCCCTGGACTGCTTCCTTGGGGCTATTCTCGGCATCAGCACGGTTAGATATAACAAGAGACTGGAGGGTGAATAAATGGCGACATATACAAGCAATTATGGATGGACGAAGCCGAGCGGAAGCGACAACGTGGACATCAGCGTCCTCAACAACAACCTTGACGATCAGGACAGCACAATCCATGATGCCTTTCTGAACATGGCACCGCCCTTTTCAGAGTCTTCCACCTATGCCGTGGATGATATCGTGCTTTATGGCACAGGGCTTTACAAGTGCCACACAGCCGTGGTAACTCCCGGCTCATGGACAGGAAGCACCAACTGGCAGGTATACAAGCTGTCAGAAGGCGGAAGCGGTGGAGGTGGCGGTACTACCAACTACAATGCGCTGACGAACAAGCCCCAGATAAACAGCGTGGAGCTTTCAGGCAACAAGACATCCGCACAGCTTGGGCTGATGGCAAGTGATGGCGTGGTGGCTAATCCCACAGGGCAGACCACAGGCACTCTCACGGCACTTGAAGTGGGCGGTACGAAGTATGCTGTGGGCGGTGGAAGCGGTACGTCGGACTATACCGACCTAACCAACAAGCCGAGCATCAATGGTGTTGAATTATCCGGCAATAAAACGACAAGTGATTTGGGAATAAAGTTTGAAGATTTACCTGATGCTCCTACACTTGGCACAGCCTCTTCAAAAGATGTGCCTGCAAGCGGAGATGCTTCAAGTAGTCAGGTCGTCATGGGGAACGATAGCAGACTTACAGATAGCAGACCTGCGAGTGATGTTTCTGCATGGGCTAAACAGGCTACAAAACCTACTTACACAGCAGCAGATGTAGGATTAGGTAACGTGCCTAACGTAAGCACTAACGACCAGACACCTACGTTCACAGAAGCAAGCACAAGGAACAACATAGCAAGCGGAGAAAAGCTGTCTGTAATTCTGGGTAAGATACAGAAGTTTTTTAATGACTTAAAGACCGTTGCGTTTTCCGGCAGCTATACAGACCTTACCAACAAGCCTACCATTCCCGCTGCACAGGTAAACAGTGATTGGAATGCGTCAAGTGGTGTTGCAGAAATATTAAATAAACCATCATCTTATAAACCGTCAAGTCATCTACATGGCAATATACAAAATAATGGGACGTTACAGACTACAGATATTGCTGTTGCTAATGGTGATAAATTAGTAGTGACAGATTCATCTAATTCTGCAAAAATAGCAAGAACATCTGTAGCTTTTGATGGAACTACGACTACACAAGCGCTTTCTAAAAAAGGCACCTTTGAAACATTTTCAAAATTTAGTGGCAGTTTTACAGACTTAACAAATAAGCCCGAAAACGCTAACACTTTTCAGGGAACGATTGCCGAGTGGAATCAGCTCACCACAGCAGAGAAGAAAGCCTATGACCATGCAAGCATACCGGATAGCCTTGATGGAAATGTGACTTTTCCTGCGTCAAAGGTGATGATGAATGATGGGGCAAGTGTTGAAGATAGGGTTGATGCAAACACATTCGGGACGGCTGTCAATATTGCATCATACACGTCAAGCAATAAATATACTTGTCCATCAGATGGCTATGTAACTATTCATATAGGTTCAAACAATTCAGGAACATTGATTGTAGATGAACCCTCTGCAAATTTGTCAATAGGTGGATTTCAGGGGCGATATTCATTATTTGTAAAAAAAGGACTTAAACTATATATTGACGGTTCACCAGCAAGAGCATATTTCTATCCGTTATCATAAAGGAGGCACATATGGGAGAATTTAATGTAAATAAAAGCGATGGAAGTCTTGAGCAGACTGCAGGGATGCCGAGTGAGTACCCTGCGACACAGGTGATGCTTGAGAGTGGGGATAGTGTAGAAGAAGCTATAGATGAACTGACGGCTGATACAATAGGGACGGCTGTTAATATATCTTCGTATACATCATCGAATGCATACGTATTCCCATCAGACGGATATGTCCTAATTCATTCATCATCCGCGAATGCGTACGTTTCTTTCAAAATAAGCGGTATGACATGGTTAAGCAGACAAGGAGGTTCCGACTATCAATTGTTGTATGTTAAAAAAGGAATGACAGGCTATGTCTTAGGCTCGCAAGGTAGTTTTGAGGCATATTTTTATCCATTACAGTAAAGGAGACCACACATGACAATAATAAGAAAGGAGAATAAAATGTATAACTTAACAGACACAATCGAGTTAATGACAAGCGAGGACTACAAGGAAAGATTCAAGGCTGAATACTGGCAGACAAAAATCAGACATGACAAGCTTCACGACATGATAGTTAAGTATGAGGCTGGAACACTCGATTTTGAGCCGACTTGTAACATTGACATATTCAAGAAACAGATAACCAACATGGCAAATTATCTGTATGTACTTGAAGTAAGAGCAGAAATCGAAGGGATAATACTATAATGACAATAATAGGCAGTGCAAGAATAGACGAGCGAGGCAAAGCATCAGGCGGTAAGGCAGGAGACCAGAAGCAGAAGTCTACCCCCGATTACAAGGGGGAGGTGGCTATGCAGAATTTCTATGTATCAAGCAAGGGATGGTACATTCTGCGGGCAAAGAATCCCGACACAGCCGCCAACATCGCCCTTGCTATGACCATAGCTTGCAATAACCCCAACATCGGATATAATCAGGCACGCAGACTTGATATCATCAAGGATGCCACTACTTCAGCAAAGCCGACATCGTGCGATTGTTCCAGTCTTGTCCGTCAGTGCGTCCGGGAGGCAGGGATTGAGGTGGGCAACTTTACCACAGCTAACGAGGCGAACGTGCTTGTGGGGACAGGGCAGTTTGATAAGTTTGTTTACACCAAAGGCACACAGCTTTACCTGGGCGACATCCTTGTGACCAAAACCAAAGGACACACGGTCATAGTCACATCTGGAGCAACGAGGAACACGAATCCTGTAGCCGTTCCCACAGTCAAGATGGGCAGCAAGGGCGACAATGCGAAGCTGTTACAGCACAACCTGAACCTGTTCGGCTACGATCTGGAAGAGGACGGAATCTTCGGCAAGCTCTCCACCGCTGCGCTTGTCAGGTGGCAACACGCCAACGGACTTTCCGCAGACGGGATATATGGGAAAAAGAGCGAAGCAAAGATGAAAGAGCTTTTATCGTATAAAGCCCAAAATAAGACATAAAAGGGCGATATTTGCAGATTTTCTGCAAAAATCGGCATTTGAGAACCAAAAATGGATGCAAGAAAGAGGGACCGCTTCGGCAGTCTCTTTTTTTTGTGCAAAAAAAATAAAGAATATGTCAATGCGTATTGACAACAATACGCATTTATGATAATATTAAATCATCAAGGAAAGCACAACAAAGGAGGAAAGCAAAATGACAAAGCTCACAGCAAAGAGATGGATAATAGACCAGAAGAGAGACGAAATGAGAAAGTACCACTTAGATCTCTGCTTCGAATATGTTAACAATTATTACGCAGATGTTGAGAATGACACAGTAACAATAAGAGTAGTCGAGATAGTAAAGGAAAGCGAAAAAGCAATGCAGGTCAAGGCAGAATGCGAGACCACAGAGCAGAGATTTCACGAGCCATTCATACTCTGGATACCCAAGAGCCAGATAGTAGCAATAGCATAAGGAGGAGCGATATGATATACGAAGTAACCATTTTCAAAGCTGATACAAGCGAGATAGTATGGCAGCAGACCATCGAAGGCGACACAAAGGAGAAAGTCGCAATCATGGCAGAGAGCGCAATCAGGGCGGCTAATATCAAGGGCGTGATGAGAGTCGGCAAGGGGTTCATGAATACAGGGGAAAGGCTCTACACATTCAGCATGAAGCAGCTCGACAGCACCGTCAGCAAGGCTCTCGATGAATCAATAAGAAGGGAAGGGGGAGCGGCAAGGTCAAAATCGAGCATCAAGTACAACGTAGCCAACACAACACGCATATATATCGCCTTGAACAACAAGACCGACAAGGACATCATCGACCATCTGGAAGCAGTCGGCAACAAGCAGGGGTACATCAAGGAGCTGATAAGGAAAGACATCAGCCGATAAAGTAAAAGAGCCATCCATTCCGGGTGGCTCTTTCAGAGAAAGGATTTTCGTTTTATGGAAAACTCACGAAACAAAAAGACAACACTTGAATTATATCACATTTTGCAAATTGTAGCCATGAATAAAATCAAGGCTAAAATTTGCGAAAAAGAAAAACATCAGCAAAAAGTCCAGTAAATCTCGACATCTTCACCATCTATCACAATCTTATGAATCAATGCCCGGACAAGAATCCGCACCTGTTCAGAGTCGCCATGTTCCAGAGCATCCGCAAAGGTCTCCACAAGGGCGGCGGTGGTCTTCTTTGTGGGTTCAGCCTGTATCCGTTCAAGCTCTGCGGTAAGTCTTGCCTTTTGGTCGTTGAGCGGTCTGATCTTGGCTTCCAGCTCATCCATCTCGAACAGTCCGGCACCGTACAAGTCCATCAGCCTCGACTTCTGCCTGTCGGTCTTCTCGATCTCTGACAGAATGTGCGCCCTGCGGTCGTCCTGATCGCCCTGATCAGGAACGTTCAGAGGCTCGTTCTTGAGCTTCTTGATCTCTCCGAGGACAAGCTCCTCAAGCTCGCCCTTTTTCCAATTCTTGTTCTTGCAGTTAGGATCTTTGATCATATGGGGAGAGATCTTCCGTCTTGAATGACAGCAGTAATATTGATAACGGCTGTTATGCCCTCCATTTCGGCTGATTCCGTACCTTGCACCACACCGACCGCAGAACAATAGCCCTCCGAGCATTGACCGCCCTAAATGGGGCGATTTGAGCGTGTCTTTGCCCTCATATACACTCATGGTGCGCTGGTAACATTCTTCTGAGATGATAGGCTCATGCTCTCCCTTGAATATCTCGCCCTTGTAAGTGATGTATCCGGCATACAGGGGATTCTTGATAAGCCTGGCAATCCGATAGACCTCCCAAGAGCCGTATTTGTGGGTGTAGCCACGCTCCTTGAATATCATTGCAATGCTCCTGAAAGACTCGCCCTGCTGGTATAGCCTGTGGAGTTCCCTTATCTGCGCCGCTTCGGTCTCATTAATCGCAAGAGAGCCGTTTGCGTAGTCATATCCTATGGGGACATATCCACCACCACGATACTTGCCCTCTTTTGCTCTGCCTGCTCGACCGAGGGAGCATCGTTCTTTTATCTGCTCTCGCTCTAACTGGGCGAAGACCGACAGGATGCCGATTGTCGCCTTCCCAAAGGGGGTGGACGTGTCAAAGTTCTCCGTCATGCTCACGAAGTCCACGCCATTGTCAAGAAAGCCCTCGATAATGGTCAGAGTGTCACGCTGTGACCGAGAAAGCCTGTCAAGCTTATAAACTACCACCGCATCAATAAGACGGCTCTGTGAGGCTGTTATGAGGTCTGTGAGGGCAGGGCGGTTCATGTTGCCTCCGCTGTATCCTGCGTCCGTGAAAATCTTGACTATCCGCCAATCCATTGCCTTGCAGTAGGCTGTCAGACGTTCTATCTGCTCATCTATGGAGTAGCCTTCTTCTTTTTGGGCTAATGTGCTAACCCTTACATAGCAACCTACACGTTCAATTGGTTTATTTTTCATTCGTCTACCTTCTTTCTCATTGCCAGAAGCCTTGAGGGTGTTCTTGTGTCGGTGAGCCCTATCAAATAGTCAAGACTCACGTTGAAATAGATACATAAACATTTAGCGTGTTCAAGTGATGGGTCATTGTTTCCAGACTCCCACCGATAAAGCATGGACTTATGGAACGGCTTATCAAGGTCGAATTTCTTGTTGAGGTCAGCCGTAAGCATATCCACCGTGAGTTCATGTTCAAGTCGTAATTGTTTGATTCTTTCACCGATTTCCATAGGCAATCCCTCCTTTATTCAATAATAACACATCAGATAAAAAAAATAACGCAAAGTATAAAAAAAATAGTTGCATTTATGAGAATAGTGTGTATAATGATAATTGTTGAGTCGCAAAAATGCGAATATCAAATAAGCGAAAGGAGGAACAGGATGGAAGAGCTGAAATTCAAAGCGTACTGCGTGAGCCACAAAATCAGACAGGGCGAAATCGCTGAACTTCTGGACATTGCATTGCCAAATGTAAATGAAAAGCTGAACGGCAAGCAAGCGTTCACAATTAAGCAGATAAAGATACTGTGTGAGCATTATGGCATATCCGCAGAAGAGTATTTTTTTTGACAGAAAAGTCGCAAAAATGCGACAGAAAGGAGGCAGACAGAATGAACGAACTTGTTTATCTGAAAAACGAACAAGCACTCACGGACAGCTTGATGGTTGCGGAAATCTTCGAGAAAAAGCACAAAGTTGTTTTGAGGGCGATTGAAAACAAAATCAAGGACGACTCGACCCAAAATTGTGCCCAGTGTTTTCACAAAACAAGGTACAAGGACGCATCAGGGAAATGGAATACAAAGTACCTCATGAACCGTGACGGATTCACTTTTCTGGTGATGGGCTTTACTGGCAAGAAAGCGAACGAATGGAAATGGAAATACATTGATGCTTTCAACAAGCTGGAGAAAGTCGTCATGGAAAGACAGACGACCGTCTGGCTGGAGACAAGACAACAGGGCAAGCTTATCCGCAAAGGTGAAACGGATGTACTGCAGAAGCTGGTGGAGTATGCAAGGGAACAGGGGAGCGGTCACGCAGATATGCTCTACATGACATATACGAAGCTCGCCAACAAGATGGCAGGAATCACCACAAGAGACAGCGCAACCAACAGCCAGCTTAACGAGCTTTCAACGATGGAGCGAATCATAGCGAAAGTCGTGATTGACGAAATGGCACAGGGCATCCACTACAAGCAGATATACAAGGACTGCAAGGAACGGCTTGAAACTGTCAAAGGTTGGATGGCGGTGATGGCATGATTACCCACATCCTGAAAAGCGGAACAACGAGAAAGGACATGGACGGCTATCTGGTGAAGAGGGAAGCCTGCCCAGAAGCCTACAGAGTAATGGAGGGAATGAATGACAACAGCAGAAAGACGGCTACAAGAAAAGAAGCTGATGGACAGGTACAAGGCAAGAGCAAAGCGTGCCAAGTCTGACAACATGAAGAAGATGCTCAACTTTTGGGCAGACTACCACGAGGACATGATGGACGATTTAGGCGAGCTGATCAAACTGAGAGCAAAGGCGGTGAACGGATGAAAAAGATCATGGCAGCAGTCGCCATCGCCCTGATGCTCTCGCCCCTCTCTGTGTCAGCAGAGGACGATATCGCAGGAAGCCTGCCACTCATTCGGACAACGGTCTACTACGCAAAAGAGGGAGCAAAGACCGCAACCGGGAAAGAGGCAAGGTACGGAATAGTGGCATACGACCCTGACTACTTCGGTAAGACGTGCATCCTATATACAGCAGACATGGAATATATAGGGGTGTTCGAGTGTGAGGACACAGGCGGTCATAAAGTCAGAACAGGACAAGTGCTTGATGTGTATTGCCCTACAAGGCAGGCTTGCTATGAATGGGTGGCAGAGAATGGTATGTATTGTTATGTTCAATGGATAGAAAGCGAGGGATGAAAGAATGAAAGAATGGAATGAAATAAAAGGAGTTATGTGGCTTGAAAAATGGCCGCTGACAGATGCTAGAAGCGGAAAGCTAAAGCTTCCGTCAGGCGTTGACTGTTCCGTAGTAGCCGGACGTAACGAGGAAGGCTGGGAACATGTAAGCATTGCGTTATACGCCAAAAGGCTGCCGAGATGGGACGAGATGTGCTACATCAAGGATTTGTTTTGGAACGAGGATGAAGAAGTGGTGCAGATACATCCCAAGAAAAGCGAGTATGTGAATATTGTTGAAGCGCTGCACTTGTGGCGACCGAAGGACGGCGACTGGGCAATCATGGGGAGGGGCTGAAGGATGAAGAATGATTAGACGAGAAGGAAAGCCGAAAAGAATCGAAACCTTTGCAGACCTTATCCAGCACGTGCAGAAGATAGACCTTGAAAACACAGAGGCGTTAGTGCTGGAGGATGCAAAAGGCAACAGGTATAGGTTCGTGAAAAAAGAAACGAAGCCACGACAGAAACGGCAACAACCACATCAGATGACAATAATTGAAATCATAGGAGGGAATGATGGATGAGAAGATGCAGAAAGCATTCGCAAACGGTGTAAAAGATACCATGTGGGCGATGTTCTGGAAAGGGAATCAAAAGGCAGACCTTGAGAGCCTTGAGGAATCCGTGCAGAGGTTGATAAGAATGGCGACACAGAAAAATGCAGGACAGAGCGATTATGCAAAATGCACGGACATAAACTGGGACACGCTGGACATGGAACTGATGCGGATAGCCCTTGAAGCGACAGCGTTCGTGCTGGATGAGCGCTTTGACAAGCTGAAAGAAGAATGGAGGGATGAAGATGTTCAAGATTGATGTTGGCTGGTGGCTCTTAATCATCGGAGTGCTTGACCTGTGGGCGGTATCAATGCTTGTGGATGCCTGCAAAGCAATCAAGCTCTGTGTGAAGGGCAAGGACTGGAGAATGCCTGCATACGAACTGTGCGGAAAGGTCTTTCTGACCATCTTCGCTATAGTCGCAGGATTCTTCATGATTACGAGGTAAAGGAAAGGAGAAAAGACAATGACAATTTACGAAATCGAACAGGAAATCATGGACTGCATCGACCAGGAGACAGGAGAGGTCATCGACCTTGACCGCCTGAACGCTCTGGAGATGGAGAGAGACAGAAAGATCAGCAATGTAGCGTGCTGGATAAAGGACTTGAAAGCCGAGGCAGAGGCTATCAAGGCAGAGAAGCAGGCTCTCGACAAGAGGCAGAAGGCAGCAGAAAACAAGGCAGAAAGCCTCAAGGAATGGCTCTCAGGTATCCTGCAGGGCGAAAAGTTCAAGGACAGCAGATGTTCTATCAGCTATCGCAAGAGCGAACGTGTCGATTTTACTGACAGCTTCGACCTCAATACTCTGCCGGATTCCATGAAGAAGGTCACGATCGAGCCGAGGAAGACCGAGATCAAGGACTACCTGAAGACCGGGGCAACCATTGAAGGCGTGGAGTTAGTAGAGTCGAGCAACATTCAAATCAGATAAGGAGGGAGACATGAACATATCAAAAGGGAAGAAGAAAATCCCCTACAAGGTCGTGATATACGGTGCAGAGGGAATAGGGAAGACCACCTTCGCATCCAAGTTCCCTGCCCCGATATTCATCGATACCGAGGACAGCACGGCAAGGATGGACGGTGTGGACAGGTTTGACGGAATCAAGACTCTTGACGAGGTCAACCTTGCAATTGAGACATTGCGGACAGAAGACCACAGCTACCAGACGCTTGTAATTGACACCTTTGACAAGCTGGAACTGATGATCAACGACAAGGTCTGCGAAGAGCAGAAGGTGACAGGCATTGAGGCTATCGGCTACGGTAAGGGCTACACCTATGTAGCAGAGAAGGTCAACAAGCTCCTGGGAGCATTGGATGCCCTGAGGATGGCAAAAGGGATGAACATCGTCATCGTTTGCCATGCACAGATGCGAAAGTTTGAACAGCCGGACGAGATGGGAGCATATGACCGTTGGGAGCTGAAGCTCTCGAAGAAAGCGGCACCAATGGTCAAGGAATGGGCAGACATGGTTCTCTTCGCCAACTACAAGACATTCGTCATCAAGGACGGAAGCTCAAACAAGGCACAGGGAGGCAAGCGTGTCATGTACACCACCCACAATCCCTGCTGGGATGCGAAGAACAGGGACGGACTCCCCGACCAGTGCGAGTTCGACTTTGCTCCCATCGCTCACTTGTTCGGGAAAGCCGAACAGCCGAAGGCAGAAGCACCCAAAAAGGAAAAGCCCAAGAAGAAGGAAGAGCCGGAGCTTCAGCCCTGGTCGCCTGACATGAACGACATCGAGAAGAAGCTCTTCGAGCTGATGAAGAAGGCAAAGGTGACAGAAGATCAGGTGATCGTCACCTTCCACGAGAAAGGCAAGTTCACCGACATCATGACCATCCATGAAATCAATGACTGGGAGTTCATCGAGCGGTCGGTCATCGGCAACTGGGACAAGTTCCTGGGAGCTGTTAACAAGTACGGAAAAGCAAATCCATTCACAAAATAAGGAGGAATTGAAAAATGGCAGAGGAAGTAAAGGTTTTTGACTGGGATGATGAGATCGTAAACGATGGCAGCGAGACGGAGTTCGTCACGCTTGAGCCGGGCGACTACGACTTCACGGTGGTCAAGTTTGAGAGAGGGATATTCACCCCGAAGCCGGGTGGAAAGACTCCTGCCTGCAATCAGGCGATCGTGACGCTCAAGATCAGCACGGAAAAGGGAGACTGCTTCATCCAGGACAAGTTCCCGATGGCATCCACGATGGAGTGGAAGATATCGGCATTCTTCAGGAGCATCGGCATGAAGAAGCACGGCGAAGCCCTCAAGATGGACTGGAACGGCTCAATCGGTGAGTCCGGCAGGGCTACCATCACCAAGACCAAGGGAGAGAAGCAGGACATCTTCTTCAATAACGTCAAGGCATACCTTGACCCGGTAAAGGCGGTGGATGACGAATGGAGCTGAGACCTTACCAGGTAAAAGCAATCGAAGCCATTCACGCTGCATGGGAGGAGCATCTGCGCACTTTGCTGGTGCTTCCTACCGGGTGCGGCAAGACCATCGTCTTCGCTAATGTGGCAAAAGATCAGACGAAGGAAGGCAGGGTGCTGATTCTCGCACACAGGGATGAGCTGATAAGACAGGCGGCAGACAAGCTCTACAAGGCAACAGGGCTGTTTGCAGAGGTCGAGAAGGGCATGGAGCATTCAATGGGACTGACTGATGTGGTGGTCGGCTCTGTGCAGACCATGATGAGCGAAAAAAGGCTCGCAGCCTTTGACGAGGACAGCTTTCAGACCATCATCGTGGATGAAGCGCATCACGCACTTGCTAAAAGCTACCAGAACGTGCTGAACCACTTCCCCAAGGCGAAAGTCCTCGGAGTCACGGCAACACCCGACAGGGGCGACATGAAGATGCTGGGCGAATACTTCGAGTCCATGGCTTACGAGTACAGTCTGAAGGACGCAGTCAAAGAGGGCTACCTCTCAAAGATCAGAGTCCAGACGATGCCCCTCGACATCGACTTGACGCAGGCGAAGGTATCAATGGGCGATTACACGGACGGAAGCCTTGGAGAGGCTCTTGAGCCGTATCTGGAGAGCATAGCGGACGAGATGGCGAAGGTGTGCAGAGACCGCCACACGGTGGTATTCCTGCCGCTTATAAGCACATCACAGCAGTTCCGGGACATCCTTAACAGGAAAGGATTCAGAGCAGGCGAGGTGAACGGAGAGAGCAAGAACAGGAACGCAGTCCTGAAAGACTTTGAAGAGGGCAAAATCAACGTGCTCTGCAACTCGATGCTCCTCACGGAAGGCTGGGACTGCCCCATCGTGGACTGCATCGTGGTGCTTCGCCCGACAAAAGTCCGGGCATTGTACTGCCAGATGATAGGCAGAGGCACAAGACTGCATCCCGGAAAAGACCACCTGCTTGTCCTCGACTTCCTCTGGATGACCGGGAAGCACAACCTTGTGCATCCGGCTGACATTGTCTGTAAGAAAGCTGAGATCGCTGAAAAAATGACCGAAGCCATTCAGGACGCTGGTGCAGCCATTGACCTGTTCGAGGAAGAAGAGACAGCTGAACGGAACGCCAGGGAAGAGAGGGAGCGAAGCCTTGCAAGGATGCTCGCAGAGAGAGAAGCCAAGGAAGCAAGGAAGAAGAAAAAGCTCATTGACCCTCTCAATTTTGCACCCGATGACCTGGTCGATTATTCGCCCATCTTTGCATGGGAGAGTCAGCCTGTATCGGAGAAACAGAAGGAACTCCTTGAAAACAACGGCATCGATACCTTTGACATGACGAGGGGACAGGCGAAGATCCTCATCGGGAAGATCATCGCCAGACGGTCAGAAGGACTCGCCACCCCGAGGCAGGTCAACACCCTGAGGAAGTACGGATTCAAGCGGATTGACGAATGGACGTTCGATGAAGCAACAACAGTCATTTCACAGCTGGGGGCAGCAGGCTGGAAGCCTTGGAGAGCGAACATCGTTCCCGAGTTTTACCTGCCGAAGAGATTAGGCAAGGAGGAAGCATGGAGTTAACACAGTTACTTGAATATATCCCGGCAAGCTCGCTGGACTATCAGGAATGGGTGAACGTGGGCATGGCTCTCAAGCACGAGGGCTTGACCTGCGACATCTGGGACTCATGGAGCAGGAGCGATTCCCGGTACAAGAGCGGAGAGTGTGCAAGGAAGTGGAAGACATTCAGGGAAGACGCTTCCACCATAGTGACAGGCGGCACGATTTACGAATTAGCGAAAAGATACGGATACAAGCCCGAAGAGGTGAAGGTCTTCGACTGGGACGATGAGATCAGCGATGACGGAGACCCCGAGAAGATCATCAACACCACATGGCTCGATGTATCAAATACCATAGAACAGCCCAAAGAGATCAATGCGACAGACGAGCTGAGGCGATACATTCAGGCATTATTCAAGCCGGATGAGATAGTCGGATTCTGTATCGATGCGCAGAAGGACGAGGACAGGAACAAGTGGACTCCGGCAAGCAAGGGCGCATACGGCATGACCGCAAAGGCTATCCTGAATGCGATCAAGAAGCACCCGGACGACATCAAGGCGGTCATTGGCGACTACAACGAAGAAGCAGGAGCATGGATACGCTTCAACCCTTTGGACGGTGCCGGAGTCTCCAACCAGAATGTCACGGAGCTGCGGTATGCCCTGGTTGAGTCGGACACGCTGGAGATCGAGAGACAGAAGGCGATCATGGAAGAGCTTCAGCTCCCCATTGCCATCATGCTCTACTCGGGCGGAAAGTCCATCCACGCCATCGTAAAGGTGGATGCCGTGACCGTGCAGGACTACCGGGAAAAGGTGGACTATCTCTACCGAATCTGCGAGAAGAACGGACTTTCGATTGATAAGCAGAACAAGAACCCCTCAAGGATGAGCAGGATGCCCGGCGTGAAGCGTGGCGACAAGAACCAGTACATCCTGGCAGAGAACATCGGGTTGGCATCCTTTGACGAGTGGAAGGAGCACATCGAGGACAGTATCGACACATATCCCGACATCGTGACCTTCTCGGAGCTTCAGGAGCTTCCGGCTCTGTCGCCCGAGATAATCCACGGCATACTTCGAAAAGGGCATAAGATGCTCATTTCAGGCGCATCCAAGGCAGGAAAGAGCTTCCTGCTGATAGAGCTTGCCATCTGTATCACGACCGGGCGGAAGTGGCTCGGATTCCAGTGTGAAAAAGGTCGGGTGCTGTATGTCAACCTTGAGGTTGATGGAGCGTCCTTCCTGCACCGTGTCCGGGATGTGCAGCGCATCATCGCTCCGGGCGAAGAATTGCCCCTTGATGTATGGAATCTCAGAGGCGAGCCTGCGGAGATCAACAGGCTTGCTCCGAGGTTAATCAGAAGGGCGCAGAACAAGCACTATGACCTCATCATCCTCGACCCTCTCTACAAGATCAACGAGGGCGAGGAGAACAGCGCAACGGACATGGCGAAGTTCTTCAACCAGCTCGACCGCATCTGCAAGCAGTTAGGCGTGTCAATCGCCTGCTGCCATCACCACTCAAAAGGAGCGCAGGGTGGCAAATTCAGCATCGACAGAGCTTCCGGCTCGGGTGTCTTTGCTCGTGATCCTGATGCCCTGCTCGACATGATCAGGCTCAACCCTATCGATGCCGGGAAGGACTTGGAAGACGGTCAGACGGCTTGGAGGATATCCGCAACGCTCAGAGAGTTCCCTTCCCCGGATGACATCGATGTGGTCTTTGACCACCCTGTCCACCACATCACGGAAGACCTGAAGGAGGCGCAGCCGATGAGCGGAATGGGGGTTGATGTCAACTCCCAGAGGGGCAACGCTGTGAAGGGTGACAAGGCGGAAAAGCGGTACACGAGACTCATGGGATTCGTCCAGAACTGGGACGAGATAGACACCAGCATCAGCCACAACAAGTATCCCACCGTTCAGGATGCGGTGGAGTACTTCAAGAATGATCAGGGATTCTCTGAGAGGACTATCCGAAGAGCTATCGAAAAGCATGACGATTTTGCGATTCAGGGCGGAGTTATTCTGCCAAAAACAAAATGACAGTGTGCAGAGTTCTGCCATTGTCAAACCCTATAGGGAATGGCGGCGACATTTTGTCGCCAAACCCTATAGGGAATGACAGATTGTCGCAATTCCCCTATATAGGGTTTTTGACAAAACCGGGGCGGGCGGGCAGCAGGACAAGCGCCTTGAAAGGCGGCGATTGTCCCTGCATCTGCCGCACGCTCGAAAAGGGAATGCGGAAAGAAAAGTGACAAAACGAAACGACAACCGAAAGGAGGAAAAATGAACAGCAGAGACAAAGGCGCAAAAGGTGAACGAGAGCTTGCCGGAAAGCTCAGGGAGTTCGGGTATGATGCCAGAAGAGGGCAGCAGTTCTGTGGAGCTAATGGTGATGCTGATGTGGTCGGTCTGCCCGGGATCCACATCGAGTGCAAGAGGGTGGAAAAGCTCAACCTCTATGACGCCATGAGTCAGTCGGTCAGGGATGCCAGGGAAGGCGAAATTCCGACAGTCTTCCACAGGAAGAACCACTGCGAGTGGCTGGTCACCATGAAGATGGAGGACTGGATGCAGATGTACAGCAACGGAGAATGGGAAAGAGAGGAAAAAGCATGAAGGTAGAACTCAATATCAACAACGCAAGCAAGATTGTATATCCCTACATCGTAGCACGCAGAGCAGAGGACGGCTCTGTTTGGTACTGGGGGCAGTACAAGGACAGGGCAGAGGCTAACAAGTGGGCTGTGGAGATCGGGAACGGATTCGTGGTGGAGGCGGTTGACCATGATGAAGCAGATGACGGTCGATGAAGAAGAGGAGGAAGAGGATGATCAGATGCTATGAATGCCCAAGATGCAAAGACCAGCCGGGAAAGACTGACTACAACGGCAATCATTTTGCCATCTGCGGTATGTCGGGGAATATGGTCTATCCAAAGCCTAGAAGGGAACGAAGATACAACGGCAAAGGTTGGATATCCTTTTCTGCATCTTCGTGTGGGATATACAGGACTTTTGATGATGCGTTTAATGCAATGACCAAAACCGAGCAGAAAAGATGGCGAGAGAATCGCCAGATCACCCTAGAAGAATTGCTAAAGGAGGAATGGGTATGAACGCCCGACAGCTGACCCTACGTGACCTTCTTGGAGAACCCGTACTGCTTTACGGACTGATGGACGATGCCTACTGTCCCAAATGCAGGTACGGATTCCCTTGGTGGGATGCAGATCAGGAGGAATGCCCGATGTGCCACACGAAGCTTGACTGGACTCCATGGCACAGAGCAAATGATGAAGAAGGAGAAAGCAATGACGAATAGAGAAAAGTTTGAAGAAGTGTTTCAGCCCATTACAGACCAAACTCTGCAAGGCTGTCTGGTCTGCCCGAACGAGGTCTGCAAGGCTCACTCGGACTGCAAGGATTGCCCATACGATGACTGGTGGGAGCAGGAGTACAAGGAAAGAGACAAGGCAATGACAAGGGCAGAGGTTGAGCTTCTGATCGTGGAGAAGATAAAGGAGATCAAGGAAATCGCCCTCAAGTATGACAAGGACATCGAGTCCCTGTCGATGGCGGTCAGGCACTATGACGGCACAGAGGAATATTTTGACAATGAGTGGGTGATTAATCTTCACTCCGACAACCACAGCCTTGATGCTTTCGTGCAGGGTGGTGAGGTCTACAGTGCAAGGGTGCGCAGCGCAGGCGAGATCATCGCAGAGGGGGTGACGGTATGATGGATTTGGAATCTGCTATCCAGCATTGCAAGGAACAAGTGCAAGAGCAGGCAAAAAAGGGGTGCTATAGCTGTGCAGAGGAACATCAGCAGCTTGCCGAGTGGCTGAAAGAGCTGAAAGCGTACAGGGAACAAAGTGGTGATGCTATCAGCAGACAGGCGGTGCTTAATACGATAGGGAACGTGCCAGATTACGATGACGGAATGGTATGGGAAGCGTTATCACACGCACAACGGGATGTATCTCTTTTGCCCTCCGTCACACCTCAGCAGAAGACAGGGCGATGGATACCTGTTGGATATGACGGATACGCAGACGGAAATCCCGTCTATGACTGGTGGGAGTGTTCAGAATGTGGCTGGGAACACACAGGCGATGAGGAAAGTTTGACGGCATTTTGCCCCAACTGCGGAGCAAAGATGGAGGTAGAAGAATGACCGATATATTTATATGTGTAGGGTTGGGAGTTGTTACATTGCTCATAAGTATTACTATTGTATTATTGCTTGCACTAATTAAAGAGTCTTTTATACTTGAGGATTTAGACGAGGATTCACTATTTTTTGGATGTACTGTTTACATTATTTTGTTGTGTATGTTGGTGATACCAATTGGTTATATTGAAGTCAAAAATCATCCTGAAAGATACGGAATACAATTTATAGAAGAGCAGGAGGTAGAAGAATGACAGTTAACATATGCGGAATACCACACAAAGTAATTGAGTGCGAGGATAACTTTGATGTCGATGCACATTTTGGTCAGATAGATTACAAAGCCTGTGAAATCAGAATCAATAAGGATATATCGCAGGAAAGTAAAAACGAGACACTTTGCCATGAAATGGTACATGGTATATTTGTCCATCTTGGTTACAGCAATTATGCGCAGGACGAACAGTTAGTGCAGGCTTTGGGAAATGCAATATATCAAGGATTTAATGTTAAGGCAGAAAGTGAGGAATGAATATGGCAACATATGAAGTTACGGCAGTAATGAATCTGAAAAATATTATTGACGAATCAAGGGAAGTTGCACAAGCCTTGAATGAGTTTGCTGATAATCTCGAAAAGATCGAAAAGAAGTATGCAGAGCCACAGGAAAGTGAGGATAAGGAATGAAGTTGATAATTGATATACCCGAACAGATGTATCTAAATGCAAAAGCAGATTTATTATGTGGTGGAGATATTCTTGTGAAAGCAATCAAGAACGGAACACCACACGAAAACGTTACAGAGTTTGCCGACCGATGCAGAGAGTGTGGGAGAGAAAATGTGCTTGACAAGATAAGAGCCGAGATAGTAGAACTTATCGATTGGCATGACTGCCCTATAGAATTAGATGGTGGAAATGACTTATGGTTCTGCGAAGCTTGTAATCGAGCTATCGAGATTATCGACAAGTACAAAGCGGAAAGGAGCGAGGAATGAGCGGTGGAAGTTATAGCTATATTTACGAAAAGCTGTCTGCAGAGTGCGAAGGCAGGATGTATGACGCAGAAATGGATGAAATGATAAAAGACTTGTGCAAAGTTCTGCACGACCTTGAATGGTGGGTGTCTGCTGACATCAGCGAAGACAGATATCGGCAGACGGTCTCATGGTTCAAGAAGAAATGGTTCGAGGGCGACAGGCAGGAAAGGTTAAAGGGCTACATCGACAGCCAGATAGGAATCGTCCGCAAAGAATTATATCAGTTAATCGGGGAGGATAAGGATGACGCTGACGGCATGAAAGAAGCCATAAGGATGGCAGAAAGGGTGGTGAACGAGTGACCGCAAAAGAATATTTCAACAATGTCAGGAATGCCATCTACGGGCGAAAGAACCTGAAACGCAACCTGTCAGACCTTGAGGCGAAACTTCCCACGATAGGCTCTTTTGACTACGGCAAGGACAGGGTGCAGACATCGCCACGCAACGTGCATGAAGAACGGATTTGCGACTACGTGGATTCACAGGCAAAGTACATGGCACTAATGCAGGAATACACGGAGCTGATTCTCGAAGCGGAGGAACGGCTGAAGCAGATGTCACGCTCGGACTACTCGGAAATACTGCGCTGCCTGTACATGGGGGAGTACCGCATGACCTACGCAGAAGTAGGCGACCAGTTAGGCTATGCAGAAGCGACCATCAGGAACCTTGTCAGCGAAGCATATACGGAGTTTGAACAATTATGGTTAACGGAGGGCGAAAATGATAACAACAATAATCAGCAATAACTGCACAGGCGGAGCGGTATGCCACGAGCTGGGCATGGAGTTCAAGTCGCCGACCATCAACCTTCAGATACTTCCAGAAGATTATCCAAGATTCTGCGCAAACCTGAGCGAGTACATGGGGCAAGAACTGTACGAAGCAAGGCTATTATTGCAGCGAGACCGGGAGAAGCTTATCAGGATGTTCGGCGGAGTGCCGGACTTCCCTATCGGCAAAGTTGGCGATGTCCTTGTGTGCTTCCAGCACTACGGCAGTTTTGACGAAGCGAAAGCCAAATGGAACGAGCGGAAAGCAAAAATCGACTATGACCACATAGGCTACATCTTCCACGCAAGGGGCGAAGAGTACAAAGCGGAGGCTGCGGCGTTCCTTGCGCTGGATTTGCCGAACAAGCTCTGCGTCACGCAGGACTTTGAGATACCCGGCAGCGTGAGGATGGACGGAGAAGGCTTCGAAGCCGTGAATGACAAGCTGAGAATAGTACAGGCGTATGATTACAGGGGGTGGGTGAAATGAAAATCAAAATGCATGCGCTTTACGACCATTTTCCCGACCTGAACCCGAAGGAAGGGGAAGAATACATCGAGTGTTATTCTGACACCTACGTGGAGCAATGCAATACACCGGGGAAGAATATCGCCATGTTGTTGGAGCCGAAATCGATGATTGCGCCGGCTTACAGCTACGTTCAGGAGCATCAAGAGTTTTTCCGCTACATCTTCACCCATGACTCGTGGCTCCTGAAGCTGCCGCAGGCAAGACCGCTCAACTGGGCAGAAGTTTGGCTCACGACAGACAGCGAAAAGACAAAGGGCATCTCGATTTGTTCTAGCTTCAAGGATTGGTGCCCATTGCACAAGGCAAGGACAAGGCTGGCAGAGTATTACGACCAGCATGGCGGTGTTGATACTTTCGGGAATTACAAGGGAGACCGCAGCGCATGGATTGAAGCGAAGGAGTACCTTGAACATTACAAGTACTCGATAATTGTTGAGAATGACATTGATGATTTATGGTACACCGAGAAAATACTGAACTGCTTTGCAACAAAGACAGTCCCAATCTATGTCGGCTCGCCTACCATTGGCGACAGGTTCAATGTTAACGGCATCATTCAAGCGCAGAACTGCGACCAGATACCACGAATTGTTGAGCAGTTAGACATCGAGAACGACTACAACAGCCGAATTGATGCAATCAATGACAACTTCGGGCGGCTGGACTACTACAGGACGCCATGGAAGGAGAGATTCTTCCGGCATTACGGAGCAGCATTGGAGGCATTGCAGAATGAATAAGGTTCAAGTACTTCTCTACACGTCATATCTTCACACTATCGGCGGCATAGAGACCTTTGTCGATAACTGGGTGGAAATACTGCTGCCATATTACGATATAGGCTTATACTGTCCGCAGATGCCAACGGAAAGGCTATGCAGGCTCTCGCAGATTATCCCTGTCTACAAGTCCGGCGAGGTGGAATGTGACACGCTCGTGATGATTCGCATAGGCGATGCGATTCCCAAAGGGGTTAAGTACAAGAAAAGCGTGAGAATGTGCCACGCATGCAGAAGCAATCCGGCATGGCATATCCTTGACGACTGCGACAAGGTGATTCATGTCAGCGAAGCCTCAAAGCACAGCTTCGGAAGCGATGGCGATGTTATCCTGAATCCTGTTGTCAAGCGGTCAAGGGATGCGCTGATATTGGTATCTGCAACAAGGATTCCGGCAATGGACAAGGGCAAGAACGCAGACCGCATGATTAAGCTTGCGCAGATGCTCAACGATGCAGACGTTCCGTTCGTCTGGCTGAACTTCAGCGATTCGCCATTGAGCGATGCACCAAGGGGAATGGTCAACGTGGGCATGACGGCTGACATACAGAGCTACATTGCAAGGGCTGACTACCTTGTGCAGCTGTCCGACCAAGAAGGCTTCGGTTATAGCGTCGCAGAAGCCCTAATCAATCATACCGCAGTAATCTGCACACCGTTCAAGACAACGGCTGAACTGGGCGTGGTGGACGGCAAAAACGGCTACATTCTGCCCTTTGATATGAACTACGATGTGACGAAGCTCCTGAACGTGCCGGAGTTTGAGTACAGGTACGACAACAAGCCGATTGTGAAGGCATGGCGCAAGGTACTGGGCAACACCAAGCCGAAGCACGGCTATACACCGCCGGAGATGGTCGATGTGGTGGCAAGGATAGAGTACCGTGACATCATGCTCAACAGGGTGCTGAATCCGGGCGATGCCGTAGCGATGCCATACGAAAGGGCGATGGAGCTTATCGACAAGGGATTCGTGACAAAAAAGGACAAAAAAGGATAAATAAGGACGTGACAACTTGATATTGCTATTTTACTATTAAGGTGAACACAGATATAGAAGTCGAAAACATCTTTCTCTCAATTGCACCCTCACGCTACAACGTGGGGGTGTTTCGTTGTGGGGAACGTAGGAAAATAACGCCCCGGGCATCATAGCTAAACGGTCATGATTCCGTGATAGGGGGTATGGAGATAAATCAGGATGCGTGAAGAGATCACCCGGGCATTCCGTCCGCAGTATGAAGCCAACAGAAAAATGATACTGGCAACGCAGGACATCTGCGCCATATGTGGTCAGCCTGTGGACAAGACTCTTAAATCACCGCATCCGCTTTCTGCCACAATAGACCACATAATTCCAATAGCCAAAGGTGGACATCCGTCAGACATGAGCAACCTCCAGCTTGCTCACAGAGCTTGCAACAGACAAAAA